TCAAATAAGCACTCGCACTTGACCGTAAGCGCAGTGAGTTGTCAATGACATAGCCGCCACCCTGCCCAGCCGCACCAGCCAATATGTTTGAACCAATAATGCTCATTAGCTGTAGTCTCCAGTAAATACCGCATGGATAGACCCAGTTGTCCGGACAATGTAGTCAATGCGGTCAACACCAGCAGCAGTCGTGGTCAATACAGGCGCAGCGCCAGTGGTGAAGTCCCAGAATGAGCCATATGCAAGTGTGCGTGAGCCTGTGCCGTCTTGCACTATGAAGATAGAGCCTGATTGACCAGCAGTGAGGTTGGTTGGGTTGGCTAAGGTGCGATTGCCAGCTAGGGTCACTGAGAAGTTGTTGGCTAAAGCAAAGTCAGGCGTAATAGTAGCGCCGTCAGTCAAGGCTGTAATAGCGCCACGTTGGGCGGCGGTAAAAGTCTGAGCCGCATCACTGACAATAACCTTGGCTAACTCTACGCTGTCAATGTACGTCACCGCATCGGTCGTTTGGTCAAAGGTAGCAAGGCTAATCCATGCATCGTTATCTTCGTTGCGAACCTTCAATATATGGGCGGTTGTGTCCATCCATAGCTGATTTGCAAACGTTGCGCTTGGTGCAGTCGCCCCGCTAGAGGTAGATGCAACAGCGCTTAAAACATCGTTTAAGTCTGCTCTAAAAGCGGGAAAGCCTTGATTGGCTATAGAAAAGTCATGTTGTGCCATTTTTTACTCCTATGCGGTAGCTAATTCGCCATAACCTTTGGCGACATAATCGAATGTGCGGCTGACCGCTGAACCGCCTGAGTTTCTAAATGTAATTGTAAACCCAGACGCTGATTTTGAGGTGATTTCGTAGTAGTCGCCTTGGCCTAAGTTTTCGGCGGCAATAGCTACGGCAGGCGTTTCTTTAAACGCTTTATTGTAAGTTACGGCATAAGCGCCAGCCCCACTTAATAAATTATCGCCAGACGAAACCCTGTCAGGCATATCAATTGTGACGCTTAAAGCCTCTAGCTGTGGGCTTGATTCACCAGATGCAGTTGTCAGCACAGCCTTGAACTTGTAAGCCCTTGCCTTGTAGTCGCCCACAAAGAATGGTCTGAAATCGCTCCACGTTGGGCTACCTGCTGGGTCGTCATCTGTGGTCGAGACATAGAGCCGAACGTTTGTGTCGCCGTATGTGTTGGGGTCGCCATCAAATAAGCCAACGCGGGCATCAAATTGACCTGTTGCGTCTTGGAATAGGTTGATGTAATCAATGCGTGTGACTGTGATGTTAGAAGTCAAACGGCTTGTGTAGACCTGACTTAAATCAAAGTAATTAGCAAACTCGTATGTACCAACCGTAGAAACAGTGCCGCCACCGCCGTCAAAGTCGCCTGCTAAATCGTCAAACAAACCTGCAATGTCATCAAAGTCTGTTGATGTATCAAGAACAAGATAGCCATCTTCAGTGAGGTTGCACTCTGTTTTGCTACCGCTGAATGATGGGCTTTCAGTAATCGTGCTGATGACGTTTAAGTCTTTGATGCTTTCAATGATGGCAACTGTTGATGCAGACGCAAGGGACTCATTGCCCAGCTTATCAATTGCCTTGATGAAGTAAGTGCCCGTCATCGCTGGTGCTATAGCAAACACTGATGGGCGTGGCACTTTGGCAATCAGGTCTACTGCGTTGGCATAGTTTGCGCCAACCGTCTCACGCGCATGGCGAATCCGGTAATGGGACAGGTCAAGGTCGCCCACTGGTGTCCAAGTCAAGTAAGCCTGCGTGCCAATAACGTTGATTGTGAAGTCGGTAACGTTTTCAGGTGGCGCAGTTTTACCCACCACCTCATGTGACGCAATTGCCCAAGCAGACCGGATGCCCAAGATGTTGATTGACCTTGCGCGAATATCGTAAGTCGCGCCATCAATTACGTTTGCTAGTTGGAAAGTAGCCCCAGATGCTTGCCCAAGGTTTAAGAACTCTGTGTCAGTCGATGGCTTGGCCTGAACTTCGTAGCGGTCTTGGAAAGTTGCCGAACCAGTCAAGGCTACCACCAGCTTTGTAATAATTGTTTCGGCGTTAATCTCAAGGGTGTCACTTGCCAAAATGCTTGGAGGTGTGACGCTTGTAACCGTGGGCAGGTTGGTGTTTGGGGCTGGGTCGTATGGCGATTCTTCGCTTGTAGCCCAACTGTAAACATTGGACGCAATCTCGCGCAACTCAAGGTCAACGCCCAGAGTCTCACCAAATGAAACCTGCGAACCAGTAACCTCAAACGGCTTGTCTACCCAACCCATGCGCGTATTGTTTATCTGCACAATATCGCCGACCTGCGCTTTAAGTCCAGTCAGCTTCATTGGAAACGATGTCGTAATCTGCTGTCTTGCGCGTAGCAACTCAATCTTAGCTAGGCGTTGAGCCATAGAAGCTGATGTTGTCATCGGCAATTCAATTGACTTTAACGTCTCCTCACCGTTATCTTGCGCCACAAAGACTGAAGACGTAACCGCTGGGAAGTCTGTGATTGTGTAGTTGTCAGCAGGCGACAGGAACAACCCCTTAACGCCGTTAAAACTCTCGCGCCGACTAACTAATGACTGGACTCTAAAACCGCCTCTCAGGTCGTTCTCGTCAAAGGAAAGGGTCGGTGTGTAGTAAGCGCCTGCCAAGATTCGCCAAACACCGCCAGACCAGATGCATTTGCCAGCCATGCTAGACACAATCTGGTTGATAACGTCTTCCGGCAGACTTGAGGTGGCAAATGCGCCGTGAGTCTCATATCGGTTTTCTGTCCCGCCTGCGACAAGCGATACATCTTCATCACAGATGTTGGCAGCGGCTGCAAGCGCCGTCTCATCAACCTCAGTTGCGTAATTAGCGCCCATGCCGTACTTGGTATTAGTCAAGTAATCAGACAGGCAAAGGGCTGGGTTGGCTGACCAAACCGTTGTTTCTGTGCGTGGGTCGTAAACCTTTTTGCCGCGAATCAATGCAGAAACGTTAGGCATACCACCGTAATAGACATCTTGGTCATATTCAAGTCGCACATAAAGCAAAGCTCTACCGCGCACACGATGGTTTGCAGTCCACTTCCCTGCTGACTCTGCCACCAAATCACTAAAAGCCGTTTGGTCAGAAGTCCCTAGCTTGTATTTGACTCTTGCCTTGCCAGCGTATTGCCCAGAAGTTACGTTGCCAGAACCACCAATCGGCACTGTTGCATCGTTGAAATAGATTTCCTCGACCGCATCAATCTCATGCCCAGTCAAAGCAATGACCATGTGCAGGTACTTGTTTGAACTGGTGGACTCCATGTAAAGAATCGTTCCACCAAGGCGTGTGCGCCCATAACTTACAACGTGAGGCGCAATTGGCTGTCGTGATGTTACTGTTCGGTCTTGCAATAGGATTGAAGCACCACCAGCAGATGGAGACTTAGCCAGCGCTGAAGACACGCCACCCAAGACCAAGTTTGTAACAAACGCGGTTGCAAAGTAAGCGGATGCACCAGTTAGGGCAAATGAGCCGACAGCAAAGGTTGCCGTACCAACAGCAGCGATGCCCACAACCATGCCGACACCAGTTGCTATTGCTGCAACTACAACTGCGGCTTTTACTACTTTTGCCATTCTAAATACTCCAAGCGTTTATGGCTTCACGCATTGATAGGGTTATCAATCCAGCCTCGGATACTGCCGCTATTTTATCGCCAACACAGATGCCAAGTGCAATTTGGTCGTTTGTTTTAAATGAAACGACATCGCCGCGCTTGGCTAAGATTGGCTTTTTGCACTCACCTAGCTGTTTGGTTGCAATGCCTTCTACGCCACCATGCTTTAAAAGCCTTGAGGCAGCGCCCTTGGCGGTTTTATAACCTTTGTATGGCTTACTATGGTCTTCACCTGTTAGCGTCTCCACAACCCGCACAGCGAACATACAGCAATCGTTAGTTCCCCATTGGAATTCACCTGTCTCGCTGATTGCTTGGTTTAGTTTTGCTTCCCAGCCCTCTAGTTTCAAGACCGACCCCAGTTAAGGGTTACTTCTTTCATTGCTGGAACAAACTCACAACCCAAATCGCCAACGTACTCGCGCTGCTGTTCTTCATTGGTCAATCGGCTTTCGCGTGGGCGTTGAAGGTCAATCAGGCGTGACTCATAGGTAATCGTTACAAGTGAGTCCTCACCGCTTTCCTGAATCGATGGAATGTCTAGCTTGCCCTCAAAAGCAAGGTAAGGGTCGGCAATAATCCCGCTTGCATCCAAGAAGCCGATATACACCTTGCCGGACTTGCCTTGCTCTGACTCTTGCAGCACCAGCGAAATAAACTCAGACGGCACGCCACTCAAAGTGACAGAGATGCCGTTGGCCTGAATCTCGGCAGTTTCTTGCACAGCAGAGATGCCAGCCAAAGACCCTACGCCAATCCAAGTCCTGCCGTCCCACACAATGTCGCCGTAGCCTGACCAAACTCGGACATAGCCAGAAGCAAACAGACCCTCAAATAGCAAAAAAGGCTGTACTTGCGTAGCCTCAATTGCTGTTTGGACACCTGAAGTAAGGTCGCGGCTCATATAGCCTCTACGCAGGCAAAGGTAATGCCATAGACGCTCATTTGGTCAATTGAATACTGGGTTTCATTACTTGCCAACCGCCAAAGACCTTTGGTGCTGCTGACCGTAAGAGCCGCGTTGTCATCAGGTGATGAGCGCAGATTTGGAAATATATTGATTGCGGCGTTGCCTGAACCGTCACTGTTGACATCATCAAGCACTTTGTAAAGGCGCGTGGTCAAAGCTGAACCCAACTGTATCCAGTCGCCAGCCTTTAATATTCCTGTGGTGCTTGTTGTCCAGCCATCGGTAATTAGTTCGTCACCTGTTTGGCTTGCGCCGTTTACCAGTGGTGTACCAGTTCCGACTCCGCGAGTCGCAGTGGCCGATTTGTCGCCCAGCAAGAAAGTGCCAAATGCACCGTTCATCTTGAGTAAAAAAGCAACAGCCTGCTCTGCGTCTTCACGCTTCATCGGCGGCAGCGAGACTTCAGCCTCCCACCATTGACCTTGGTGCTTGTAAACCTGCTGCTGTCCAGTGAATGGTGATGTGTTGACACCAACCACGGTACGCGCCCGAATGTTTAGGTTTGCAAACCCAATGCCGGATGGGAAAGTTACAGGGTAGGTGATAGCCATTTTTTACCTTAAAGCAGAGGCGTAAGAGCCACCGCGCAATTTAGCGTCAGCCACAGCAGACTTGGCGGCATTTGCAATCTGTGGCATTAAGGTCATTATCTCAGCCCTGACTGTCTGTTGCACTCCTGTTGTGACATTTATGACTTGGTTGATAATCGTGCCGCCACCGCCGCCCATTTGGTTGTTAGGAATGATAGAGCCGGATTGGTTTGGCACAAACATCTCAGCACCGCGCTCACCGACCATATAAGGCTTGCCGGACTGCACAGAGCCGCCAATGGCTTTGCCGCCGCCACTAAAGAATCCGTCCATCGCCCCAGCAAGTGGCCCAGTTATGGATTTTTGAATCAATATGCGAACCAAGTCGTTGATGATGCTTGATGCCATTGATTTGAAAGCGTCTTTGGCGTTTACAGTGCCATTGACCAACCCGACTAGCGCATCTTCCATTGACTTCAAACCACTCAGCGCCACGTTCTGCAAACTTGCTTGCACGTTGTCTTGCTGCACTCCTGTTGTGACATTTATGACTTGGTTGATAATCGTGCCGCCACCGCCGCCCATTTGGTTGTTAGGAATGATAGAGCCGGATTGGTTTGGCACAAACATCTCAGCACCGCGCTCACCGACCATATAAGGCTTGCCGGACTGCACAGAGCCGCCAATGGCTTTGCCGCCGCCACTAAAGAATCCGTCCATCGCCCCAGCAAGTGGCCCAGTTATGGATTTTTGAATCAATATGCGAACCAAGTCGTTGATGATGCTTGATGCCATTGATTTGAAAGCGTCTTTGGCGTTTACAGTGCCATTGACCAACCCGACCAGCGCGTCTTCCATTGACTTCAAACCACTCAGCGCTACATTCTGCAAACTGGCTTGCACGTTGTCCGCGCTTTGTGCGTATTGCTGCAAAGGCGAAATAGAACTAGCAAGTGACTCTCGAATTGCCTCCAACTCTGCTGGCAGGCTATTCTGACGCTTGCCACGTTGCTCTGGGTCGTAGAAGCCACCAGTCTGGGCTACTCTTAAAGAATCAAGCGCCACTTTGGTGTCTTCAATAACCTTTAAACGGTTGCGTGCGTTGCGCTCACTACCAGTCATTGCGCCAGCCCAGTGGACTTCAGCATCAATGATTGACTTGTTGTATTCGTCTATTGCCTTCTGCTGGTCGCTAGAGACGGCGCTTGCTGGCAATGCTTTGTCTGGGCTTTTGATTATCCTTGGGTCTGTAAACCCCATACCCCTAGCTGACGTTCTTTCGGACATCAGCAAGATGTTTATTTTCTTCTGAAGGTCATCAATTTCTTTGTTTGAGTTCGTTAGGTCAAGACCCAAGAAGTCTAAAATGCTCCTGCCTTTTTTGAGCGTGTTTAGGTCTTCTCTGTAGACTTTTAATGACTCAGTTGCGCCGTTGAAAGCCTCGCGAAAAGTGATGCCGATAATATCAGCCAAGTCTAGGTTTGCTTTGGTCGCCTGCGTGGTAACGTTTATCAGGCGGCTCATTTCCCTTGTAGTGGTTACAAGGAAATCATTTAGACCAGCCTCACCAATCGCCACACTAAGCGTGGATATTGCATCGCCAAAGTTGGAAAACGCACCGCCGATTGTGTTTGCCTGTCGCTCAATAGAGCCAGCAAACTTTGTCTGCCCAAGCTGCTCAAGGTAGGCAAGCATCTCTTGCGAGTTTTTGCCGATGGTCTTGGTAACGCCGCCAAAGGTAAGTGAAACCTTGTCGCCTTCTGACTTGGCCTTAATGCCGAACTCTTTAAGGCGCTCAAACTCACCAACCGCAGCATCGGCCACAGCCTCAATAAACATATCAAGGCTTTTGCCTGTACCGCTTGCAATGTTTCCAAAGGCGGTCAAAGACTCAATGGATGGGTTGATGCCCCTAGCAATCAGCTTGTTGAAGCCGCCCACCACTTCCTCTAGCGCGAAAGGCGTGGTTGACGCAAACTTCTGTAAGACCTCAAACTGGGCAGCAGCCGCTTCAGCAGAGCCTGTAAAAGTAATCAGACTCGCCTGTAGGCTTTGAAATGATTTGTTGGCGTTGACAATAGTGCCGACAACAACGCCGCCCACTATGCCAGCGATTGCACCTTGAACACTAAAAACCGCGCTTTTCAGGCCACCAAGTGACCCTTTAACGCTTCTGAAAGCACCAGCGGTTTCGTCTTTGGCTCTTAGCCGAATATTAACGTCATTTGCCGCCATTTTTTTCTTCTTTCAGTTCAAAGTAAGCAATCCACTCGTGCAACTCGGTTACAGAGATTTCTTCAATCTCCTCTATCGTCTTGTGCAAACGGTCTGCAAGCGCAATTAAATTGAGCCGCAAGCCGTCTGCCTTCAGTCGTTTCCCAGTTGCTCAACCGACTCGACAGATGAAAACATTTGCCCAGAAATAGTTGATATAAGCGTAACTGGCTCACGCATCAAGAAAGGCTTGTCTTCAAGCGTAAACAGCTTTTCACCGTCTTTGCTTTCAGCCTTCATAATCAGCAAGTCAACCATTGCCGCTACAGTTGGCGAACTCATAAAGTCCTTGTGCTTGCGTTGCAACTTGTCAACGTCAGCACAGGTCAATGCGCCCGTGTAGATGGCTAGCGGAGCATCATCACCCCACTCAGCCACTTCAATCATGTTGCGGTTGCTCTGCCGCTTGGCAGCAATGCGCGCGCCTAGACTCATGCTACGGTGCTGACCGTCAACGCGCCATTACCCTGTAGAGTAATTGAAGCCTCGACCATGCCGTCAAATGATGAGTTGGTTGTGCGACCAGTAACGATTGCAGCGCCACTCAGGTATGAAGCACCAGAAGCAGCACCCTCTGGGTAAGCATTTAATGTGACTTCAGCGCCAACAGTCAAAGCGACCTGACCGTCTGTGTCAGTCTCATCCCAGTAGACTTCAACTGAGCCACTCCAAGAGGTAATGCTTGGCTTGTAGGTGCGTGCAGCGTCACCCATCGTTGTGTCTTCAATGGTGTCGCCAGTCTCGGAAACTGAAAATGAACGAATCTCAGCAATGGCGTTAGCGCCAATCTTGACAGTTCCTTCTGAGCCTTTATGTGTAGCCATGATATATATCCTTTGGTTTTCGGAACTTATACAGTCCCACGGGTGAAATTATACTGAACTCTTGCGGTTACGATAACCCCTCCAATCGGGTCAATTGAGCCTTCATCAGTCTCGATTGATATGATTTGAGTGTCAAGCGCATAGCCTCCGCGTGTTCGGTCTACGTCTAGCGCGTTCTCCATCGCCTCAACCAACTGGTTGCGTGCGGTGTCCAGTGAGGTGGCTTTAACGTAACCAATGATTTGGTAGTCAATGCTGCCTTCACGTAATATGTCTGGGCCACCCATTGTAATGTCCTCTCTCGTCTCTGTAGAAGACTGAATAAGGATGGCAGGAAACTGTGCGTTTGATAGCTTTGTGAAGTCAAACGGTTCACGGGTGATGTACTTAGCCACCACAGGCGTAGTCATAGCCGTCAGCGTGGCAACAATGTTTGCGGCAATTGATTCTCTTTTGCTCATACTTTAATCCGGTTTGCAAAGAACTTCCGCAGTCTGTCTTCTTCAGGGTTGTTAAACCCAAAGAAAGGTCGCGTCTTGTTATTAAACGCTGCCTTCTTCGCTTCTGTTGCGCGTGTAAAGTAAATCTTAGCAACGCCAGACTTAACCTTTGCACTAGCCATTGCGCCTAGCATCTCGCCACGCAGCATCAGGTTTACTGGGCTTGTGGGCGCTCCACCAAATGCTCTTGTTCTACCAGTGCTAGACCAGCCTTGACCCTTGCGCTTAACGTACTCAGGCGTGTATGACTTAAATCTACCCGTGAACCCAACGCCTTTAGCCGTC